TACGTCGCCTTGACTAGGTCCAGTACTGGAGTTTACGTTCATATGGACGCAATGGACCCGGACTCTCGCACGCGCTCTTCTCCTACTGGAAGCGTGCTCATGAACGCCCTCATCTGTGCTGTGAGGTCCGGAGGATCTGCTAGCCTCACCACTCCGTCGTCACTAGTCAAATCAGCCTTCTACCGACATTTGGAGTGGAGCATGCCTTCCCTTCCCTGGTTTTCTCGCATCGGCGCCGATGTCGCCGCCGCCGAGTACCAGTCAGTTTTCCCTGCGGTCGATTTCCATTCTCTCCAGGACCATGCTCCCGATGCTGGCCAAGTCGACGATCATGTCGTATCTGCCGGACCCCCGGTTGAGGAGATCTGTCGCGAAGTCCACTTTCACGCCAAGGAGCATCGTGAGCTTCCTGGCGCCACTGGAGCCACCGACCAGTTCAAGGAGACCGCCTTCGTCAATCCTCACGTCCATAAGCGGGCTGACACTACCACGTATTTGCTCTCTGTTGCCAAACGTTTGACTCCTCAGTCCGCAAAAGCCAATGCCGAGCGTATGCTTCGTTGTCCCCGGAAGGACTTGTGTGATGAGTATGACCGGCTTGTTCCGCAACCTCCCATGTGGACCGCTTCCAAGTTTGAGCAATATTGTGAGCGCGCTGTCAATGAGTACGCTTCCAAGCGGAGCTACTCCGCAGTGATGTCCAAGCTCAAGGCCCATGATCCTTCCCGTACTGCTAGCGACATCATCATCAGTCTCAAGAACCAGATTATTAAGAAGGATGAAAAGCGCAACAAGGTGGAAGCAATTCCCGGCCAGCTCATTCATGAGTATGACATCATGCACACCTTGGCCGACGCCCCATTCGCCTTGTTTCTGGAGGACGAAATCATTTCAGCCTTCCCTGACAACTTTTTGTTTTACAGGCGAATGAACCCTGATCAATTCATCGCTGAGTACCAAAAGCGGTGGCGGGTCAACAACGGCGTTCACACCTCCGACGTCACCCGTTGGGATGTCGGGTGCGATGGTGGCGTTCTGAATTTCGATGTCCACGTCATGCGTAGGTCTGGTTTTCCCGAGGACTATGTTCAAGCCTATATTGAGCGCCGTCTTAGTTCCAAGAGTCGTCATGGCAACATGGCCACCATGCAGAATTCTGGCGACCGTTACACTTGGCCTTTGAACAGTGTCCGACGTGCCGTAGTGGCCTCTTTGATCAATCACGTCACTCCAGCCGACACCGTTGCCATCAATGGTGACGACGAGGCCATTGACCGGTACTGCGATTCCGATTACTTTCCCGACTCCCCTTGGGAGTTCAAGAATCTGAACGGTCCGCGCGGCGAGTTCAGCGGCTTTGAACTCGGTGGTGCCATTCCCGAGTACTCGGC